AGGCAGGAGCTCGCCGGGGAGCTGCTGGAAGACGTCGAAGGCGCGCTTTGGACCCGGGCGATCATCGACGGGGCGCGTGTGGAAGATGCGCCGGACCTCTCGCGCATCGTGGTCGGCGTGGACCCCGCGGTGACGAGTGGAGAAGACAGCTGCGAGACCGGGATCGTTGTCGCAGGGCAATGCGGCGAGGACTTCTACGTGCTCGCGGACTGGTCCGGGCGCATGACGCCGGAGCAGTGGGCAAGGCGCGCGGTCAATGCGTACCACGAGTTCAGCGCTGACCGGGTCATCGGAGAGGTCAACAATGGCGGCGACCTGGTGGAAAGCGTGATCCGCAACAGCGACCGCAATGTGGCCTACTCGGCAGTCCATGCCAGTAGGGGCAAGGCGAAGCGAGCGGAACCGATTGAGGCGCTTTACGAGCAGGGTCGCGTTCACCACGTCGGGCAGTTCGCGACGTTGGAAGACCAGATGTGCAGTTTCGTCCCGCAGGACGCGGACGCGAGCAACTCGCCAGACCGGATGGACGCCCTTGTGTGGGCGCTGACGGATCTGAGCAGTACATCCGAGCCAGATATGTGGCTTTGAGCCAGAGGAGCCGGGCATGGGCATGTTCAAGCGTCTCAGGCGTTGGCTCTCTGGCGATCCGACGGAGACCAGGGCGGCGCAGACATTCAGCGTTGGGCAGTGGATTGGCGTCTCTCCGGGCGAAATCGGGCAGGGTGTGGACGCGGGCGACCCGAAGGCCTACACGATCAATGCCTGGGTGTACGCCTGTGTCAACGCGATTGCGCAGGCGACGGCAAGCGCCCCGCTGGTTGTGGAGAAGCAGCGCGGCGACGAGTGGGTCCCTGATGAGAAGACGCCCCTGTATGCGCTGCTGGACTACGTGAACACGCAGGAAGACCAGTATATGCTTGTTGAGCAGACCGCTGCATGGCTGGCGCTGTACGGGAACGGCTACTGGCACCTCCTGCGGGGGTCGGCTGGGGCGCGCCCCGGGGCGATCCAGGTGCTCCAGGCGAACCTCGTGGAACCTGTGCCGGGCAAGGGCATCCGAAACCCGATGATTGAGGGCTACAAGTACACCACGGGCAGCGGCGAAGCGCCCGTGTTCCCGGACATCGACGTGGTGCACTTCAAGCGGTTCAACCCGTTCAGTACGGCGGTGGGACAGGCCCCGATTCGGGTGTTAGAACTGGCGATCAACACTGCCCTGTCCGTGGACAAGTATAACAGGGCTTTCTACAAGGGCGGCGGGGTGCCGTCCGCCATCCTGACCACGGAGCAGGACTTGTCCGAGGAGCAGAAAAAGCGTTACGACGCCTTCTGGGATGAGTGGGTGGCGCAGGGCCAGATCAGGAACAGACCGCTGAAGCTCGGCAAGGGCCTGAAGCTGGACGTGCCCGGCGTGAGCCCGGACACGGTGACGGTCACCGAACTCCCGAAGCAATTGCGCGAGACGATCTGCGCGGTGCTGGAAGTGCCACCGGCCATCGTCGGAATCTTCGAATATGCAAACTACGCAAACGCGGACATGCAGGAGCGGTTCTTCTACTCGCGCACGGTGGCCCAGTACTGGCGGCGCATCGAGACCGCAATCAACGAGCAACTTGCCCCTCAGTTTGGAACCGGTCTGCGGGTGCGCTTCGACCGGAACAGCGTGGCGGCGCTTCAACCCAACTTCGCGGAGATGGCGACGGCAGCGGCGACGCTTACGGGCGGAAGCCCGGTTCTGACGGTCAACGAGGCGCGAGAGCGGCTGTTCGGCCTGGAGCCACTTGGCGACGCCTGGGGCGAGACGCGCTGGGGGCCGTTCTCCACCGTGCCACTCGTCACCGCGACCGGGGACATGCTGAGCAGCGCGCCAGCGCCGACGTCGGAGCCTGCGGCAGACGCCGCGCCGAAGACGGTGACGGTCACTGCGCGCAGGAAAGAAATGCGCAGGCTGAGCGTCGAAGCCCGCACCGCGCTCTGGAAGTCATTCAACGCCAACCGGGACAGCGAGACGAAGCAGATCAAGCGCGTGGTCGCATCCTGGTATGAGACGGTCACCGAGGAAATGCTCGGCAACTTCTCGTCTGGCAAGGGCAGCCTCGGCAGCCGCGTGAAGGCTCCGAACATCGACGTGCTGGTGTTCGACAGGCGCGGGGGCACCGCGGCACTGCGGGAGATGATTGAGCCCGTCCTGCAGTCCATCCTGGAGGCCGCCGGGCAGGAGGCAATCGCGACGCTCGGGGCAGACCTGCGCTTCGACGTGCAGAGCCCACAGGCGCTCGCGCTTCTTGCAGACCGCGTGCAGGAAATGAAGACCGTCGTTGCCACCGCGCAGGACGCGGTACGGGCTTCGCTCGCGGAGGGTATCGCGAACGGAGAGACCGTAGACCAGCTCACCGACCGGGTGATGCAGTGGTCTGCAAGCGGAAAACTGCACCACGCCGAGAATGTGGCCCGGACGGAGAGCGGGATCGTGATGAACACCGCCGCCCTCCAGGGCTACAAGCAGGGCGGCGCGACTGGCAAGGAATGGCTGAGCATCGTAGACGACCGGAGCCGGCAAAGCCACGCCGACATGGACGGGGTAGTCGTCGGCATCGACGCGAGTTTCGACCTGGACGGCGTTTCCTGCGATGGTCCCGGTGACCCGGCGCTCGGGCCGGAAGATGTCTGCAACTGCCGATGCACGATCGCGCCAGTGATTGAAGTGATGAGGTAGCACCTGCACACCAATCGCACCACAGAGCCGCCCCAACCGGGCGGCTTTTGCAGTTCTGGAGGTGGGCAAACATGCCCAACACCGAACGCGGCTTCAATCAGATCAAGCTCTGCACGTTCGAGACGAAGGACGTGCAGGAGGAGACCGTCAACGGCCGCAAGCGTCTGAACATCCGTGGCTTCGCAAGCCGTGAAGTGCTCGACATGGACGGAGAAATCGTGCATGTGGGCTTCTTCGACCGGTATTTGCCGGAGTTCCTCGCGAACCCGCAGATGTACTGGCAGCACGGGTGGGCAGACAGTCAGGGTCTCTGGACGCTCGTCGAAGGGCGCCCGGGCGAAGGTTACTGGGCAGAGGGCTACATGGTCCACCTCGGCACCCCCGAGGACGACCGGCGCTTCGCTATGGTCGAAGAGGGCCTCGTCAAGTCTCTCTCCGTGGGCTTCTTGGGCTATCACACCCCGGAGTACGGATACTACGAAGAGGGAGCTGACGGCAGGCCCGGCACGTGGCATTGGACGCAGAACGGGCGGCTCATGGAGATCAGCCCGGTCACCGTGCCCGCGTGCCCCGGGGCAGGCTTCGCCCTCGGAAAGTCCCTCGGCCTCACGCTTGAACCACAGACGGACACACCCGCCGAGTCCGAAGAGGACCGGGCGGTTCGCAACCTGGAGAAGCTCGCCAACGCGGCAGAAAGCCTCGGGAACATCAGTCGCCATTGGGCCAAGGAAGGCGGAGGCCCATCCGCCGAGATGGCCGGGACAGCGGTGAGGTCTATCATCGCGGCGATGGGGATCCTGAAGGCCGGCCGCGTGCTGAGCGCAGCCAACCGGGAAGCAGTCGAGGGCGCCATCACCGCGCTGCAGGAAGTGCTCGCGAGAGACGACGCCAGCCGGGAAAAGCCGGAAGACGAAGACAGTAAATCACGGGTGCTGGACATCATCATGCCCACACCCCGGACATTGGAGATCGTGTGATGAGCATAACGAGCGACGAACTGACCACGCTGATCAAGGGCGCGGTCGAGGATGGGATGGCAGAGCTTGCGGCGAAGACCGCGGCGGCCGGCCCGACGGCTGAAGACCCTCTCGTCCAGGAGCGCATCGCGAAAGAGGTAGACGCGAAGATCGCCGCCGCGATGGCCGAGCACCAGGAGAAGTACGCTCTGGACCTTGAGCGCAAGATGGCCGAGATGGCCATGGTTCAGCCGGGCGCCGCGAAGCACGTGGTTGACGAGGTGCTGACGGACAAGTCGTTCGCATTCGTCAGCAAGCCAATCGGCAAGTGCAACGAACTGGAACTCGAAGCCCAGAAGATGCATGACATGCTGTACATGATCGGCGTTCTCGCCGCGGAGCCGGTTCCCACTGCGAAGGCGTACCTACACAGTCAGGGTGTCGGAGAAGAGGGCATCGCGAAGGCGTTGGACTCTTACACCAGCGGCAGCGGCTCCGAGTGGGTTGAGTCCGTGTTCTCCTCGCAGTTCGTGGAGCGCATCGCCCTTGGCGGCAAGCTGGCCCCGCTGTTCCCGCGCTTCACCATGGCCGCGAAGACAGTGTACGTGCCGGCCGCGCGCGGCCTGATGAACGCCTACCTGACCACTGGTTCCGAGAACGCCGCGACGACAGAGGACACGTCGCTCGATTCCGCGCAGGTCACGTTCACGGCGGAAGACGTGAACATCTACCGGGCGTTCTCTGACAACCTGGACCAGGACAGCGTGATCAGCGTCGGCGGTCTCATTCAGGCGCAGATGGCGAACAGCATGGCTGAGTGGCTCGACCGGATCATCGACAATGGTGACATTACCTCGACTCACCATGACGCCGACATCGCTTCCGGCGACCCGCGCAAGGCGTGGAATGGCCTGCGCGAAAAGGCGCTGACCACGACCACTGCGAACGCGAGTTTGGCGACGTTCAACTTCGACAACCTGCTCGCGATCCCTGCCGCGATGGCCGGGTACAACGACGACCCGTCGAAACTGACCTGGATCGTGCCGACCAAGACCTACTGGTCGCAGCTGTTCACGCTCAAGGACAGCCAGAACAACTCCGTGTGGCTGCCCGCGAACGGCGTCAACGGCGCGAACCCGATTGTGTCCGGGCAGGTCGGCTGGCTGGCTGGCATCCCCGTCGTCGCCTCCGGCGTGATGAGGACCGACCTCAACGCCTCCGGGGTCTATGACGGCAGTACCACCACGAAGGCGGCGCTGTTCTGCGTTTACCGCGACGCGTGGTGGCTGGGTGACCGCAAGCAGGTCACCATCGAGAGCGCCCGGGACGTAAAAACCCGCAGCACTGATGTCGTCCTAACATGGCGCGGTGACTTCCAGCACATGTTCACCAGCACCGACCTGACCACGGCGATGGGCTACAACTACTAGTCGCCCACGTTCGCCCGCCCCTCCGGGTGGCCTGGGGCCCTGTGATCATGCAGGGCCCCAGGCATTTCTGCAGGAGTGAAGCATGGAGCCCTTGACCCTGATTGCCCCGCGCGGGCTCGGTGACGCCTGCGTCGCGATACCCTGCTGCTATCATTTCGTGCGGCAGGGGCGCGAAGTGAACCTGCTAAACGCAGGGCGCACGAACTGGGTGGAGCACCTGCCGACGCTGCTCCCGATTGGCACGAAGCGCGAAGGCGAGATCCGGGACGTGTCGCATGGGCTCAGTTTTCATAGCCAGTTGCGGATGTTGGCACTTGTATCCCTGAAGTACGGGGTCGCGCCCTTCGCGATCCCGAGTGAACCCTGGCTTGAGCGCAAGCCGGAGTTTGCGGACGTGGCGAAACAGCACGGACTGCCGCGAGACTACATCGCGATCTGTCCGTTTGGGTCACAGGATTACCGCCGCATGTCGGAGGAGCAGGTGGCAGCGGTTGCAGGCGGTTGGCCTTCCGTCGTCCTGCATGATCACCCGCTCGCGAACATGGCAGGGCTCGACCTGACCGGGAAGACGAGCATTCCCGAGATGGTGGCGCTTATCGGGGCAGCCCGCGCGGTGGTCGCGGTAGACAGCGGGCCTCTGCACCTGTCCGGTGCGATGGGGGTGCCGGTACTCGCGGTGATCGGGGGGACGTTGAACCCGTACTCATTCTGCGACGACTACTGCCCTTCCCTGTGGATTACGGGGAAAGACAGCTGGACGATTGCGCCATCGCGCGTTGTGCGGGGGCTCGAAGCACTCCTGGAGGGGAGCGGACTATGAAACTTATCCTGAACACCGGCACGGACCTGTACCGCGGATGGGACAGGGGCACAAACCAGCAACTCGTGATCGGCGCGGGCGAACTGGCGACGGTCAGCGACGAGGAAGCGGCGGCTCTTCTTGCGGACTTCCCGGAACGCTTTGAAGACCTTGGATGCAGCCCTGACATGCACGCGCCGGTAGTAGCGGAGAACGTGATTGAGCCGGAGACGGAGATCCTTCCCGTGATCAGGAAGCCCGCGCGGGTCGCCCGGCAGAAGGTGAAATAGCCCATGAGCCTCCTGACATTCGCACAGGTTCAGGACTGGGTTCCACAGGCGGCAGGCGCCGAGAACCTGCAGCAGGACGCTATCGAAATGGCGGAGGCGCTTGCGGATGAATACTGCGGCAGGACCCTTGCGAGTACGGCGCACACAGAGACCCACGACATCGGCGACGGGCAGGGCATCGTGGCCCTGCGAAACTACCCAATTGATACCACCGCGGCATTCACCGTGAAGACGGCCGCTGACACAAGTTCGCCCACCACGCTGACGACTTCCGACTACGAGCGCGACGCGGACCACGGCCTGCTTCTCGCCGCTGA